TTAACAACAACACAGGCGTACCTGTTGAGGCGGCACAAGCAGGACCTGCACGGTTCAACGGGGAGGAATATGTTGTCAACGTGGTGATGAAACGGCTCGGCAGCAGCAGTAATTTCAGGAGAAGTTTTCAACCGGAGTATTAACCCATGGCGAATTGGCCCACTTTATCCAAGACAGACCGGGTTGAGATACAGGAGATTACCAGAGCAGGTGATCCTACCATCCGCTCACCATTTGAAGCGGGTTACACCAACTCCCGATCCCGCTACACCCGTTACCCGAAGCGGTGGGTGTTGAACTTCCATGACTTGCCTACAGCCGATAAGGACCTGATCGTGGCACATGAGGTGACACAGGGGGTGGGTGGGAGCAGTTTTTCCTGGACAGAGGTAGCAACCGGAACATCCCGTACTGTGCGTTACGCCCAACCCATCACCTACTTCCCGGTTGAGAACACCAACTTCACCTTTTGGAATTTATCTGTCACACTGGAAGAAGTATGAAATCAATATCTGCCACAATAACCCCCATTATCAACACCCTTTCTGATGCAGGATCATTTCTCCTGTTGGTGGAGTTTAGCACACCAAATTCCCCAACCTCATTCTACGTCCGGAACAATGAGAACATCACCTACACCTACAATGGGGAAACGTACAACCGCATTGGAATGGAGTTTGGTGAGATTGTTGAGACGTTACAAGGAGATTTGCCCAGCTTCACCTTACGCATAAGCAACGCCTCCCGTACCTTTGCCAACAGGATGGAGTTGTACAACGGGATATTGGGCTACATCGTAACAATTAAGGTTGTGCATTCCCTCCATCTCGATCTTGCCCCTGAACTCACCTACGTGTTTGAAATACTGGAGGCGGAGCAAAATGATCAGTGGGTAACATTCACCCTTGGCATTCCCAACCCCCTCACCAAACGCTTTCCCCGTGATCGTCACGTACCCAGCCTGTGCCGATTTGTATTCAAAGGTGCTTACTGCCAGTATGCCGGATCAGCATCCACCTGTAACCACACCCTCACACAATGCCGTTCCTACGCCAATTCAATCCATTTTGGCGGCTCACCCGGCATTGCAGAAGATGTGTACGGGGGGTAATTACCATGACACATTACGGGGAAATAGATGTGGAGCAATATCTCAGCATACCTTTTCTAAACAAGGGGAGGGATCGGGAGGTTGGGCTGGATTGCTGGGGATTGGCGATGGTGATATTTCATGACAGGGGAATAGAACTCCCGGAATACAATTACGTTGATGCATTAAAAGCCCACCAGGTAAGTCACGTGATTGAAGAGCAGAAGGTTTTATACCAAAAGGTGGGGCATGGGTGGTTTAAACTCCATCCAGGACCTTACAACATCAAACCCCCTCTGCTTGTGCTTATGCGAAATCATTTGGTGGTGGTTAATCATGTGGCGGTTTGGATTGGGAATGATAAGCTTATACATACCACACCCAACACGGGAGTTGTGGTGGTTACGTTGAACAAAAGAATAAAGAGCAGGATAGAAGGGTGGTATAGGCCGTGTTCTACTTAACAACCATACTCACACCGACATTCACCGGAAAGCCTGGGAGGAAAGAAGCCTTACCTCATGGCAAACCCCTATCCTACCACTTACCCAAAGGCATTGATGAGTGGGTGATTTACATAAACAGGAAAGAGATCAACCTACCTGTTAGTGAGGTTGTTCCAGTTGCGGGGGATGAGGTTGTGGCGGTGCCGGTGATGGCGGGGGGTGATAGGGAGCAAACCCGTATGTTTGCAGGGATGGCGATAGTAACCGCCTCCATCTTCCTCCCCAACCCCTGGGGAGCTATTTTGATGTTTGGTGCCTCCCTGGTAAATTCCATGTTCCCGCCAAAAACCAGTAAGGAGCAGACAGGGGACAGCTATTCGTGGAGGCATTCCGCAAATCGCACTGCGGCAGATGGGGGAGCATTACCTGTTATATATGGAAAAACCCGTGTCAAACCCACAATAAAAAACCGCTTCATTACAACAGAGGGGGATAAACAATACCTAAACGTGTTGTACTCCTTCTGTGGACACGAAATAGATCAGAGAACGGATACAACGGTGTGGACATTGGGAACAACCTACACCACGGTTGGAGCAGAAGTAACCCACCCTGATTTTCCGGGATCAACCTTTCGCCGCAGATATTCCACCCTTTTTGCATTCCAGAAGGACCCGTGGAACAAAACATTCAACCAACAGTTACAAATGGGGATTTGGGACAGGGGGAAGGGATCGGCGGATATCACCGACATATTGATCAATGGCAACCCCATTGAAAATTACCCGGATATAGTATATGAAACCAGACCGGGACTTCCGAATCAAACACAAATAAGTCTGTTTAATGGAACATATAGCAACGAACCGCAGGGAACAACGTTTGATTACTTTGATCCCACTGATCCCTTATATGATGATACCAGCTTAATGCAGACGGTCTTACTCACTGCAAACGACAGTCAAAACCTGCAAGTTGACATCCAATTTCCTGACGGGATATTCACCGCAGGCACCAGGGGGCAGGCAACACCAACCACTGTTATGGTGTACCTGCAATACAAAAAAGCAGGTATGGGATCGTGGACGGGGTTTAATGTGGTGGCAGGTGGACCAAGTGGGAAGGACTATGTTGATACAACATCCGGATATTTGGGTGGGTTAACCAAGGTGCAGCTTATCAGAAACACTACAAAACCTGTAACTGTATCCTTCACTGCATTGCACATGATGGTGGATGAGGCACTTGAAGCAGGGCAGTATTACGTGAGGGTTGGGGTTACATCAGAACAAACAGCAGTGCTCCTCAACATATCGTCGGTTGTTTATGACGGGTTTGCTTACCCAGGAGAAGTGCTGCTTGGGCTGAGAGCTTTAGCTTCCGGACAGTTAAGCAGCGACTTCGAACTCACCGGTGTACCAAACCGCTCCACTGTGAAGGTTTATGATCCTGACAGTTCAACCTGGGTGGACAAAGCAGCAAACCTCCACCCGTGGTCAATCTACGATCTATTAACAGCAGGCCATGCCGATCACCCCAAACCCTTCACCTACGGGGCGGGGATTGATCCGGATCGTATAAACTATGATGCCTTCAACACGTGGGCTGCTTGGCTTGCATCTGTACCTCCAAATAACATTGCCTACTCCCTCAACATTGTATTTGACAGCTTTATGCAACTATGGGATGCCATACTCCGTATTTGTGAGGAAGGCCGGGGGATGGTGACGGTGGCAGGAGCAGAAATAACCTGTGTTGTTGATAAAGCCGAAACCCCGGTTCAACTCTTCTCTGTTGGCAACATTATTCAGGGATCGTTTAATGAAAGGTGGGTTGATCAGAATAAGGTTGCAAACTCCATAGAAGCAACATTCTTTGACATAAGCCGTGATTACGCCCGTACCTTATTCTCTCTCTACTCCACCGCATTCGACACTGACGCAGCATTGAAAGATGCGGCACGGATGTATTTACACGGAGTAACAACCTACGCCCAAGCCTACGATCTCGCAGCCTACAGGCTTCTCTGCAACATCTACCAAAAGAGAATAATCACATTTGATGTTGCAGCAGATGCGTTGGCGGCTGATCCAGGCGATGTGATCAAAATACAGCATGACGTACCGATCTGGGGTAATGGGGGGAGGGTGGTGAAGTATTGGGCGACACATCCGGGATTTGGTGTGCCTACAGTGCAGATAGACAAGCAAGTTACGATTGCAGCGGGCACGTATGAGTTGGAGATCAGGGCAACAAATGGGACAATAGAGAAACATGCAATAACAAACTCACCCGAAACAACGGAATACCTTACTTTTACCGATCCGTGGACCATCACCCCGGTAGTATATGATCTGTACGCTTTCGGCCTGCAAAACTATTTGTATTCCCTCGCCCGTATCACCTCCATCACCCGAACCGGCGATATGATCCGCACCATCACGGCGATAGATTACAACTCCGGTATCTACGGAGCCGAAGCAGCCCCCACCGGCGTGTTCAAACCAGTAGCCAACATATTCAACCCCGCAACCGGCTTAACTGTAACAGAGCGTCAATCCCGCCGTACCACGGGGGAGTATCAATCCAACATTGATGTAAGCTTCCTCCCGACAGATCGGGGGATATACGGGGAGTGGGCGGTTTATATTCGGGATGTGAGCGAGGACGATCAGAATTGGCTGGGGGAGTGGAATGATGGGATGATTTATGCTACAGGGGAGAAGGTGATTCACAACGGGTATGCCTATATCAGCTTAATAGATGATAATATAGCAAACGAACCATTTCTAAACGTGTGAGGTGTAGTATGGGACAGTTGACAGCAATTTTGAAGCGAAAGGATGGGACGGTGGTGGAATATGATCTTGTGCCGAGAAAGGTGTTGGAGATTGGCACCCCCACCCACCAGAAGATTGTGGCGAAGTTGTCTGCGGAGAAGTTTTGTGCAAAAACGGGCAAGTGGGAAGATAGGGGAATATTATCCACCAGGGTCGTAACAACAGCCTTTGTCAACTTGCTTGTTGATGCATTGCAGGGTATATCAGGAGCAACAATCAACACCTTTAACAGACATGATTCAGGTACAGGCACAAATGTTGAATCAGTAGTAGATATAGCACTTCAAACTCCTTGCGGAGAGGCAGCAGACATAGGATCGCAGATTGAAGGGGCAAGCGCAAACATATACAAATCTGTTGCAGAGCACACCTACACCACATCCGGAGGCTTCACCATCACCGAACACGTCATTAAAAATGCAGATGATATTGTAATGGATAGATCGGTGTTTGCCGATGCAGGGATTCCCGTTGATGTGGATGACGTGATCCGGTGGACCTACCAGTTATCCGTTGTGGCAGGAGGGTAAATTACCATGTCTTTCCAAATTCAGGAATATACTACTGGCACGGGGAATTGGACCGTACCGGCAGGGGTGTATCTGGTTGATGCACTGATTGTAGGTGGTGGCGGGGGTGGAGGTGCAGTAGCAGCAAATGGTAATGTAGGGGGCGGAGGTGGAGGTGGGGGTGAGGTTGTAAAAATAAAGAATCTGAATGTTATCCCTGGCGAATCCATCCCTTACGTTGTTGGTGCATTAGCCAATGGAGGCGCAGCAGGGGATAATGATGGGACGGATGGAAACCTTTCTTCTTTCGCCGGGATTGTTGCAGCAGGGGGGAAGAAGGTGTTGAAAGCATCCACCAACACAGGAGGCAAGGGAGGAAGTACTACATTGGGTTGTGCTGGGGGTGCTGCTGATACAGCAGGTGATGCTGGGACGGAAGGAACTACCCTTATCATACAGAGGATTGGGGGAGGTGGTGGAGGGGGTGGGTATAATTATTCAGGAACAGCCGGGGCAGGTGGGGCTGGGTTATTTCCAGGTGGTGCAGGAGGGGCTATAAGAGGGGGTGGTGGCGGTGGAAGCTTCCGATCTGGTGGCGCAGGTGGCGCGGATGCAAATGGGGTTGCAGGGGCAGCAAATTCCGGTGGGGGAGGTGGAGGTGGGGCGGAGGGTGTTTCCGGATCACAGTTTGCAGGTGGTGCAGGAGGATCGGGGTATATCCGGCTTACGTGGTACTCGGACTCAGCTTTGGTGGATGATGTGTTTGGAGAAGAGATTGAGAACAGCAAAACCTTTATCCAGGTTATCCGGGGCATTTTCGCCTATGCGTGTGGTAAGGCTACGGGTGGGGGAACTACCACAATAGCTTTCCGCGACAACGCTGATACCAAAGATCGCATTTCCTCAACTGTGGATGCACAGGGTAATAGATCGGCTGTTTCACTCGATCTCACGTAACAAGGAGTGGTGTGGTGAAGGGATATAACCCCCAAGATTACAACCCGGATCGATCATGGCCTGATCATTACTGGCCTCTCGCCATAGCAGATCAAGCATTATCCGGCTCCCTTACATTTGAGGGTGAGTTGGATATTGCACTGGAATTGGAAGAGGGGTATGATGGATCGCTTACCTTTGTAGGATCAATCGACACCCTGCTTGATCTGCATAAAGCACTGGACGGGGAGCTTACCTTTGTCGGAGGCTTAACCGGTGGATTCCTGATTGATAAAGCCGTATCCGGTGTGCTCACGTTCAACGGATTACTGATTGCTGAAAACAACAATTGGGGGTTGATCGTTGATGATTTGGACTGGCAGGGAACATATGACGCAGGATCAGGCTACACCCAGGGCCAGACCGTCACCCACACCGGCTCCAAAACCTCCTCTTACAAAGCAACAGGTGTTGTGCCTGCTGGTGAAGCACCACCTGATTCTGATTATTGGGATCGGGTGGTTAAGGGACCGTGGAGATTAGCCGGAATAACCAAGAACAACACCTTCTCCATTGAAGGGGTTGATATACTCCATGGACATACGTATGAGGTGGCGGTTGCCAGTCGTAAGGTTACGGGGGAGGAGCAGGAAACCGAAACCTCCCCCAGGGCGCAGATTGCTTTAGCTGGGAAAGTAACCACTCCTACTTCTCCAACTGCTTTAACCGCCACGGGAAAATTCCAAAGCATTCACCTCGCCTGGACCGCTCCAACCGAAGTAGATTGGGACTTTATCGAGATATGGCGATCTAACACCAACGACCGATCCGCTGCTTCTCTTGTAGCTACGGTAAGGGGAACTGCTTTTGTCGAT